AACTTTATGATAGTTCTGCACCACCTATAATAACTATTTCAGCTTTTGATTCTAGTGGAGGTTCAACAGCTACAGCTACAGCAAATGTGGTTAACAGTAGACTTTCTAGTACTTTAATTACGGATTCTGGTAGTGGATATACTTCGGCTCCCACAGTAACTATTTCAGCACCCACTTTGTCATTAAGTAATTTTACTGCAACTGCAACTGCAATAATAGATTCTATGGATGGAATTGGTAGTTATAATATAACAAATGCTGGATCATTTTACCTGTCTGTGCCTACTGTTACAATTGGAGCGCCAACTGGAGGAGTAGATTCTTTTAAAGCTTCTGCGTTAGCTGTTATGAATAATGCAGACTCTAATAACAGTGTAAGCCATCTATTAATATTGGATTCTGGTAGTGGATATGAAACATTACCCATAATTACAATAGATTCCTCAACTGGCAGCGGAATAAATTTTCAAGCAAAGGCTGTTGCTGTTAGAAATACTCTCACAAGAAAGCTTTTAAGAGTTGACATTATTAATCAAGGTAAATACTATGATTCAAATGTAGCGCCTCTTGTGACAATAGCTGCACCGAAAGATGTTAAATTTGAAATCGGTGAAAAAATAAAACACAAGCTTCCTAATACTACGTTGCATGGTGAAATATCTGCTTGGAAACAAGATTCTAATAAGTTATCCATTATTCATGTGGGTGCAGATGATGGTAAATATCATGAATTTGTTGCACAAAACGACTCTGATATTGTAGGCTTAACTAATGGAAGTAAAGTTGGTATAATATCGGTTACAGAAACTAATAAAATTTCAAATAATGAACAGAATGATGATTTTGCAGCAACTTCAACAAATGTCTTACTAGACTTCTTAGATTTCTCCGAGACAAATCCATTTGGCGATCCAGGAGATACATAATGTTTGGTACATATTTTTATCACGAAAGAATTAGAAAAACAGTTGCGATATTTGGAACTATGTTCAATGACATATATGTTTTAAGAAAAAGAAGTGATGGTAGAGTAATTAGTCAAGTTAAAGTTCCTTTGGCATATGCACCAAAAGAAAAGTATTTAGAGCGTATTAGAGAAAATCCGGACTTGACTGACGATACAAAAGTTGCTATAAAGTTACCTAGAATGTCTTTTGAAATATTAGCAATGCAATATAACTCAGAACGCAAACTTCCTAAAATGAACAGATTTGATAAGACATTAACCAGCACTAGTAAAAACAAGTTTTTTAGTCCTGCGCCATATGATATTTCATTTCAATTGAATATATACACAAAAACTCAAGATGATGCATTACAAATAGTTGAACAGATAATACCTTATTTTAATCCACATTATACAATTACTATGAAGCCATTTGCAACACTTGCTTCAGATATTCGGGAAGATATACCTATTACTTTAAATAGTGTTGCTTTTGCTGATGATTTTGAAGGTGCTTTAGAGGCTAGACGTACTATAATTTACACTTTAGATTTCACAATGCTTGCTAATTTTTACGGCGCGATTGGAGATGGCAAAATTATCAGACAAACAATTACAGATGTTCATACGATGCTCAAAGGTGACTCTTCTGATCCTCAGTTTGCAAGATATACAATTGATCCTAATCCTCTAAATTTGACACCTCCATTAGGAGACAGTGATTTTGGATTTACTCAAAATACAATAGAACATTTTGATAGTGCATAGGAAATAAAAATGAATGATACAGATAATGAACAGGATGATTTGGAGTTTACAAGACGTACTTATTATGATTTAATTAATAAGGGTCAAGAATCTTTAGATGAAATGATGAATTTAGCATCTGCACTAGAACATCCTAGGGCATTTGAGGTTGTAGCTACACTTATAAAAAATACATCCGATGTAAATGATAAGTTAATGGATCTTCATAAGAAAAAGAAAGATTTGGCTAAACTAGATAAGCCTAGCGAAAACTCAACAACTAACAATCTTTTTGTAGGTTCGACAACAGATTTGCAAAGAATGTTACAAGATATGAAGCCTGTGGATGATAGTAAAATTCATGTTGTTGAAGATAATGATAATGTGATAGAGTTTAAAAAAGATGATGATACACCAACAACCTAATACTTATTTAGGTAATCCAAATGTAAAACGTGATGGAGTAGTTCAAGAGTGGACTAATGATGCCGTAAAAGAGTATGCCAAATGTATGAATGACCCATCATACTTTGCAAAAACTTACTGTAAGATTATATCACTTGATAAAGGTCTTGTCAACTTTAATCTTTATCCATATCAAGAAAAAATGTTTGAATCGTTCAATAATAATAGGTTTTCAATAGTTTTAGCTTGTAGACAAAGCGGCAAATCAATATCATCTGTTGCTTATCTTCTTTGGTTTGCTTTGTTTCACAGCGAAAAAACTATTGCAGTTATGGCAAATAAAGGTGCAACAGCAAGAGAAATGCTTGGTCGCATTACTTTGATGCTTGAAAACTTACCGTTCTTTTTACAGCCTGGTTGTAAGGCACTCAACAAAGGATCAATAGAATTTAGTAATAATTCAAGAATTGTAGCGGCAGCTACTTCAGGTTCATCAATTCGTGGTATGTCTGTTAATCTTCTTTATCTTGACGAATTTGCATTTGTTGAAAGAGCAAATGAATTTTATACTTCTACATATCCCGTTGTATCATCTGGTAAAGATACTAAAATTATCATTACATCAACAGCTAATGGCATTGGCAATATTTTTCATAAGATATGGGAAGGTTCAGTACAGGGTACAAACGAATTTAAATCTTTTCGTGTTGATTGGTGGGATGTTCCGGGTAGAGACGAAAATTGGAAAAATTCTACTATATCTAACACTTCACAGTTACAATTTGATCAAGAGTTTGGTAATACATTTATAGGCACAGGAGATACTCTTATAAATGTTGAAACTTTACTGGGACTAAAAATGAAAGATCCTATAGAAATCACTAGTGATGGTGTTAGATTATATGAGCACCCCAAAGAAGGTAATACTTACACATGTTTAGTTGATGTTGCACAAGGTAGAGGGAGAGATTTTTCAACATTCAATATAATTGATGTAAGTGATCGTATTTTTAAACAAGTCGCAGTATATCAAAATAATACTATATCTCCACTACTCTATCCTAATATCATATATAAGTATGCAAAAGTATACAATGATGCTATGGTGGTTGTTGAGTCAAATGATGCCGGTCAAGTCGTATGTAATGGTCTTTATCATGATCTAGAATACGAAAATATGTTTGTGGAATCTGTTATTAAAGCAGATTCTTTAGGTATTAGAATGAACCGTAAAGTAAAAAGAATAGGTTGTTCTTCATTCAAAGATTTAATAGAAACGAACAAACTTGAAATATATGACAGAGAAACTATTTCAGAGATTTCAACCTTTACGGCAAGAGGAAATTCTTGGGAAGCCACAGATGGTAATCATGACGATTTAGTAATGAATTTAGTATTATTAGGATATTTTGTGGGTACAACATACTTTAATGAAATGACAGATATTAATATTAAAGATTTAATGTTTTCACAAAGAATGCGCGAGATTGAAGATGACGTATTGCCTTTTGGATTTATAGATGATGGTAGATATGAGCCAGTAGAAACTCCTAATCCTTGGCAAGTGCAGAAAGCCCCATCTTGGAATGAGTGGTGAAAATAGATATTATATAAATAACAGTAATTGAACATAACCGTATTATGACAACTTATAATTCTATTACTTGGAAAAGGAAAGAAACATGGCGTTATTCTCACCATCAGAGTCTCCTGCTGTCGTTGTAAAAGAAGTTGACCTTACTAATGGCGTTGCTAACGTGCCTACTTCAACAGGGGCATTTGTTGGTAACTTTAATTGGGGTCCATGCGACGAACCGACTCGAATCAATAATGAAGCTACACTTGTTAGTACATTCGGTGCACCCGATGTATTGAATACTGTAGATTTTCACTCAGCATCATACTATTTAAGATATTCTGACGATCTAATGGTTGTCCGAGGAAACTCTGATATTGCAAAAAATGCAGTAGACTCAGATGCCACATCAATTTTAGTAAAAAATGACACTCACTTTGATACATTATCTATAGATAGTTCTTTATCATTTATTTCTAAACATCCTGGAGAACTTGGAAACTCTATTGAAGTACATCTATGTACAGCGCATAGTGACTCAGCATTAGCGCCAACAGCGTTCGATGGCTGGGCTTACAAAAGTAGCTTCACAGGCGCACCAATGACTTCTGACTATGCTTTAAACGTTGCTGGTATTACTGCAACTACGGATTCTGATAGAAAAGCTAGTACCATTAAAGATGAATGTCATATCGTAGTTCTTGACGCAGACGGAGAACTTACAGGAACAAAAAATCAAATTCTAGAAACTTTTCCTTTTGTGTCTTTAGCTAAAGGAGCAAAAAGAGCAGATGGTACAAGCAATTTTATTAAAAATGTAATTAACAATCAATCCTCTTATTTAAGATTTGGTAATTTTCCTACACTTGGACTTCCTGCAAAATTTTCTCAAAACGCGGGCAAAACATTAACTTCAGCTAATGCAGCGACAATGAATTATACCTCTGGTCTTCACGATAGCAGTAATACCATTGGAATCAAATTTGGTGGCGGTATGAGTGATAGTTCACTAGGCAAAGATGATTACATGAATGGATTTGATAATTTTGAAGATCCTAATGCCCATCTTATAGACTTTTTAATAGCACCAGGACTAATAAGTTCTGCCGATCAAGTAACGATGGTAAATGACCTTGTTACAATCGCAGGAAGTATTCGTAAAGATTGCATTGTAGTTGCTTCTCCAAATAGAAACGCCGTTATTTCTGATACTCCAAATACAGATATTATTGCAGGAGTAAAAAACTTTACTAGAAGTTCTTACTTAGCAGTGGATAACAATTATCTGAAAGTTTACGATAAGTATAATGATGAATTTATTAATATTCCTGCGGCTTCATCAACTGCTGGACTCATGGCAGCAACAGATAATAACTTTGCACCTTGGTTCTCACCTGCGGGTACCCGTAGAGGACAATATTTTGGGGTTACAAATCTAGCATATAGCCCTAATAAATCTGAAAGAGACCAGTTATATCAAGCTGGTATTAATCCAGTTGCAAACATACCTGGACAAGGAATATTACTCTTTGGCGATAAAACACACCTTGCAAGACCATCTGCATTTGATAGAATCAATGTTCGTAGATTGTTCCTTGTACTTGAAAGAGCAATTTCAAATGCAGCACAAAATATTCTCTTTGAATTTAATGATGAATTTACAAGAGCAGAATTTGTGAATGTGGTTGAACCTCTATTGAGGGATGTACAGGGTCGTAGAGGTATCACAGACTTTAAACTCGTATGTGATGAAACTAACAATACACCATTAGTCATTGACACTAATCAGTTTATTGCTACACTATTCATTAAACCCGCAAGATCAATCAACTTCATTACTTTAAACTTTACTGCGGTTCGTACCGGTGTAGCGTTTGAAGAAGTTGTTGGCACAGTAAGCTAAGGAGAGAAAAATGGCTATTTTAGGCGTAGATGATTTTAAAGCTAAGTTAAGAGGCGGTGGCGCAAGACCTAATCTTTTCAAAGCTACTATCAACTTCCCTGGCTACGCGGCTGGAGATGTTGAACTTACATCATTCATGTGTAGAACTGCACAGTTGCCCGCTTCACAAGTAGGAATTATACCTGTAAACTTTAGAGGTAGAATTTTGAACATGGCAGGAGACCGTACATTCAACCCATGGACTGTTACTATTATTAATGATACTAACTTTGATGTAAGAAATGCGATGGAACGTTGGATGAACGGTATTAATGCACACTCTGCAAATACAGGTCTTACAAATCCACAAGAGTATCAAGCAGATTTACTTGTAGATCAACTTGATAAAGACGAAACTATATTAAAGCGTTATGAATTTAAAGGCGCTTTTCCAAGTAGTGTTAGTGAAATTACAGTTGATTATGCAACTAATGATCAGATTGAAGAATTCACAGTTGAATTCCAAATTCAATATTGGTCGTCTTTGGGCACTACTAGTTAAGATATAAATACTTGAAAAGGTGAGGGGTTCGCTCCTCACCTCATTTGCATTATAATATTAGGAAAAATATATGGCTGACAATGAATTTACAAAACTTTTTGGCTTTGAGTTTAGACGCGCTGGCAAAAAAGATGAAAATAAACAAAAACTAAAATCCGTCATTGCACCACAAAGTGATGATGGTGCTGGTTATGTTACAGCCTCAGGTAGTCACTTTGGCCAATATGTTGATATTGATGGTGACAACACTAAAGATAATATAAGTCTCATTCAAAAATATAGAGGTATTGCAACTCATCCAGAAGTTGATATGGCTATTGAAGATATTGTAAATGAAGCTATTGTAAACAATGAAGATGATACCACTTTAAAATTAAATTTAGACGAAATTCAAACTCAAGATAACATCAAAGAACAAATCCAAGAAGAATTTGAATATGTACTGTCGTTGTTTGATGCCACAGAACACGCACACGATTTATTTAAAAGATGGTATATCGATGGAAGAATTTATCATCACATTCTTGTAGATGAAAATAATCAGAAGGCAGGTATTCAAGAATTAAGATTTGTTGATGCTATAAAAATTCGTAAAGTAAAAGAAATTAAAACTAAAAAAGATGCAGTAACAAATGCTGACATAATTGATGAAATTAAAGAGTACTATATTTATCAAGATAAACCAGGAAAAGCTGCACCTGGAACAATGTCTAACAAAGGTATAAGATTTAGTACAGACGCTATCAATTATGTAACAAGCGGTCTTTTAGATGAAACAAGAAAAAAAGTTGTCTCTCATTTACATAAGTGTATTAAGCCTGTCAATCAATTAAGAATGATGGAAGACTCTCTGGTAATTTACAGATTGAGTCGTGCACCAGAACGTAGAATTTTCTATGTTGATGTTGGTAACTTACCTAAGGGTAAAGCAGAAGAATATATGAAAAATATCATGACCAAATATCGTAACAAACTCGTTTATGATGCTGGTACTGGCGAATTGCGCGATGATCGTAAACATATGTCAATGCTAGAAGATTTTTGGCTACCTAGGCGTGAAGGTGGTAGAGGTACAGAAGTTTCCACACTTCCCGGTGGTGATAATTTAGGTCAGATTGATGATATTATTTATTTTCAAAAACGTCTTTATCGTGCATTGAATGTTCCTCTCAACAGACTAGAGCAAGAATCACAATTCTCACTCGGTAGAGGCAATGAAGTTACTAGAGAAGAAATAAAGTTTTCAAAGTTTATTGATAGACTGCGAAAAAAGTTTTCTATGGTATTCTTACAAGTTTTGAAAAAACAACTTATCTTAAAAAGAATTATTACAGATGCAGATTGGGATGAATGGAAGACCGATATTAGAATTGACTATGCAAGAGATAACTATTTTGCAGAATTAAAAGATGCTGAAATATTGAGAGAAAGATTGCAGACTCTAGAATTAATGACAAACTATGTTGGTGATTATTTCTCTAAAGGATTTATTCTTAAAAATGTTCTTAAATATACAGAAGATGATGTAAAAGACCTCAAAAAAGAAATTGAGACTGAAATAAAAGATGGCGATCTTCCTGATCCGGCAGAAGAAGAAGATCAAGACGATAGGCGTTAATTATGGCTAGTAATACCAAATTAAGCTGGCGATTTACTCATGAAGATAATACAAGTACATCCAGAGTTAATACTGGAGAAATATCATATCTAACTGGTACTGCAGAAGATATTACCGAAGATAATTTTCTTACACTTGCAAGTATAATAGAATTAGAATATCCTGTTAGAACAGACGGTGCTACACCAACGAACCATGAGATAATTTCATATAGTCTTGAAGAAGAAGGTGGTGAAAGTCCCGGTAGTATAGTATATAGAATTAGTTTTATTCTAGATGGTGAGGATATAGATAATATAATAGAATTTGATGAAGGCATAGAATTTAATCAATTTCGGCAATCTTTCTCTCAGAGAACACCTGCAATTTCTACATCTAAAGTTCTGTATATCGGAATAGAAAAGATTGAAAAAACTACAGTCCGAGTTGGTAGTTCTTTCCGGAGAAGACGGAGCGGATCAACAAATACACTTTTACAAAATTTTATAATAGGATTTAAAGTAAAGCAACCTGTTCCAGATACAGATACGTTGTCAATTTCTCCGGGCACTGGCGCAGATAGTGCTACCGCAGAAGGTGCTGGTTCTGTTGTAACCACATCATTAGAGTCAAATTTAGATTCAGATGCAAATGTAGCAGTCGAACAACAAGTATTACTAGATTCTGCAATAGCTTCAGGTATAGCGCCCGATAGTTCTGGAATAGTAGCTGGAGTAGATTTAAAAACTATTTCATCTATAGTTCCTGGACCTACAATTCTTAAAGATAGTGATGGAAATAGACCTGCTCCAAAAGTTGAAGGTATAAATGTAGATAGTGCAGAAATAAGAAATCTACAAGCTGATAGCGCCACAATAGATAAAATTACTGCAGATGGTGGATCTATATCAAAAATTACTTCAGATAGTGCATCTATAACAAACTTATCTGGTAATTCTATGGAATTTGATAGTGCTACTTTAGGGAAATTAAATCTTTCTAAAGATGCTGTAATAGAATTAGGTAGTACTAGTGACAGTGATGGTTTAGGCAATTTATCCGATCTTACATCGATTAAGTCTGATGCTATTACCTCTCCATCGGTCGATACTAAAAGTCTTGAAGCGGATAGTGCTAAAATAGTAAGTGAATTAGAAGTGGGCAGATATGGAATCGACGCTGGTAATCCAGATGATGAACTTGTTCTACTTGATGAAAATTATGGCGAAATTTATTACAAAAAAAATACAGTCAAATATGCATCACTAAAATTTAATGAACAAGATGATAAATGGCATTTTCATCCTAACATAAGAGTTTCCGATTTAGACAGTGATGGAATACCAGATGAAGATGCGGTATCCAATAGTCTATCACAACTAGGTAGTGGCGCACATGGACAATTTTTATCTTACAATGGCATATCAAATCAATATGAATGGGACTATATTGTAAAATCTGGCAAAATTGTTTCTACTGATGCAGAACTTGCTATAGAACTGGCAAA